TGAGGTAAAATGTTAAAGAAGAACCACCGCCTGATGAAGCAGGGAAGTTAGCCAAGCTACCATCACCTCTCACATATTGTGATACAGTACCTGCTCCTGTAACCGCTATATCTCCACTACTTGTAATAGGGCTGTTCGCTACACTAAATGCTGAAGGCATTGTTAAGCCCACACTTGTAACTGTTCCTCCACTGGAAGGCGCTGAGTTAGTTACTGTGAAGTTAGGATAAGTTCCTGTAACTCCAATACCGGTACCAGCTGTTAATGCTACTACTTGGTCAGGTGCTGTATTCGTTATTGTCTGATTAGGATATGCTCCTGTAATACTTATTCCTGTTCCTGCGGTTGGATTGTATTGAGCAGGTATAACAGGAAATGTAGCTAAGCTGCCATCACCTCTGAGATATTGCAGAGTAGTTCCAGTTGGTGTGTTAAACTTGCCGTTAAAAATTAACCAATCACTTGAAAGTAAATATCCATTAGTCGTGCCATTAGCAGATGACATAGATAGGTTAGGAGTAGATCCACCTGTAGATGACATTGGAGCAGTAGCCGTAACAGCCGTAACCGTTCCACCTGAAGGTGCATTATTGGTAATGGTAAAGTTCGGATATGTACCCGTTACTGCTATACCACTCCCTGCGGTTAACGCTACCACCTGATCAGGAGCTGAGTTAGTTACCGTAATGCTTCCGCTACTTGTTACCGGGCTACCGCTTACGCTGATCCCTGTGCCTGCCGTTACACCTACACTTGTTACTGTTCCATTTGTCAGCGTTGGCTTGTTAAGAATTTGACTCACCCCACTTGTGCTATTCCAATCTGAATTAACCTGAGCAGCAGGGATAGTAGGCTTATTGAGAATCTGAGCTACTCCACTAACTGCATTCCAATCGCTATTAACTTGGGCCGCTGGTATAGTCGGCTTGTTATCTAAATCATCATAGTCATTACTAAAGGCAGTAGCTCCTAAATCAGCAGTGTTAGCTTTTAAAGCTATCTCAGCTTGCAGAGCTGCAATGTCATCAACTATAGAAATGATAACAGCGCATTCAGGTAAATCTTCACAAGTTAAACCACCTGCCTCAAGTACATGCCATCCTTTTACACCTTCAGCATCTGTACCATAGTAATAAGTGTTGCCAGGTGTTTCCTCGTCATTAACTAATGAGACATTAAAGCCCTGCTGAGTGATGCTATTAATGAATGTAAGATAGTTATTTGCTTCGCTTGGTGAATCTGTAGGTGTGTTATAGTTCCAGCTTGCAGGAATAGAGCATGCGCTCCAATCGTAATCTAAGCTCAGCTCTACTATTCCTGTTACCCCTGTTAGCGTATGAGTGTACTGCTCTACAAATGGCTCAGCATTTACCGGGCGAGTAAGCACTACATCTGAGCCGAACATATTACCCAGGTAAATCTCGTTAATTAAATCTTGAAATATTAGTGAGCAGTCAGTAATACTTTCCGCTTGGTAGCCTGTCTTATCTTCCTTATCTCTTGGTAGATCGCTAATGAATATCTCAAAGCTGAAGCTCCGGGTACCTGGTGCGTAGTTAATAGCACGTGGCTTAACGTGCAGCCAAGGCCACTCTGCCTCTTTCTCTAAATCGGCTTGGCTAATCTCACCATGTGTAAACCTGCGCAGCTGAAAGTGTCCATCTGCAAATTGTCTAAAACGGTCTACTATGACGTTATATGTATAATTGATTGTGCTCATATCTTATAGTGTAAATTAAGACAGCTTTTGTTGTAATGCGTTTGCGTAATCCATAGCATAGGTTAAATGGGTAAATATTGTTGAAGCTCTCGTATTAGTTATAGCATCAAACTTAGTTATATCTCGCTCAGCCATCTCCTCTATCACGTGCCACCATTGGTACACACTTGCTAATGTTTCACCTCTTCTGCTAATTGACTGATCTCCCTCTTCAATGTCTCCAGCTCCTGCTCTAAATATTCGGGTGTACTGTTCACTAAATCGTTTCTGAGTGTCGAAAAAAAAAGCAGCGCAGCATTCACATTGGCTAAATTCATCTTCCTCATTTGAGGCACGTACTTCATGTGAGTAGTGCTATCATAATCCTCTATCTTGTATTGCAGATTAATCTCAGCTGTTACCGGTCTATAGAGAATGCACATAAGCTCAGGCATCTGATGGGGGAAGTTCTTACTAAACTCAGATAGATCTAACCACTCTCCAAAGGTCATGCTCTTGAGATCAGGATGAAAGCCGAACTTAACCCCATCTATCTCTATGAACTTCTGAAATATCTTCTCGTCATTCTTTAAGCCTGCTGCATAGGTGCTTACTATCTTATCAATAGTAGGCATGTCTATCTTGCGTATATCATCTCGCTTTAATCCTGTGATGGCTGCTATCTGAGATATGCTATCTGTACCGGCAGCTATAAAATCTACATAAGTACCCAGTGTCTGATCTGAATACTTAGTGCTAATTATCTTCTCGCTCATATGTTTGTACCATCAATAGTTATGTTAATGCTCTTTATCTCTGTGCTCAGCTCTTGCCTCTCTATGTAACCTCTCTGCTTACCTTGAGTCTTAAGGTAAAAGATAACAGCTGATGTGTTAGGTGCATCTTTAATAGTTACCACATCACCATCATGGGTGAGCGCTTGGCGCTCTGCTCCCTCCATCAGCTTCTTAAGCTGCGACTCAGCAAAGTCTAAAGCTACATTCTTAAGTGAAGCTACAGCAGCGTTATACTCAGCATCATCTTTGAGCCATTCATAGTGAATAGTTCTACTGATCCCCAACTTCTCACAGGCTTCAGTTACGTTACCTAAAGAAGCAGTAAGCGCCTGAAGCATAGCATCTTTTTTCAGCGTTAACTTTTGTACAGGCTCCTCACTCATGCTAACTTATTCTTAAAGTGTGTTATTAATTGCTCCATCTTACTATCATAGTATTTAGCAAAGGTAGTAAATCCCTCTGAATCAGCCTCATAAACCCTAAACATTATTCCTCTTAATCTCTGTGATGGCTTTTTGAGTGTATCTTCTAACTCTGATTTCAAGCTTTCTACTGCATCCAGCTCCTCACGTCTAAAGCTCTCGTCTTTAAACGCAAGATACCCGAACTGATTAGCTGTACCAAACAGCTCAGCAGCCTGAGAAGGTGTGAGCTCATTAGTGCCAAAGGTAAGTTTTAAAGTCTTATCTTTTCTTGTGCCTACTGATTCAAGCTGCGCTGGTATTAATATCATTTGTTTAATATGATTGAATTGAATTCGGTTTCTGCATTTATAATGTTATTTGTAATTTCCTTATGAAGCGTATTAATGTTAAAAGCAATTTCATAAAATTCCAATTCAATAGCATCTGCCTTAGCCATTAAACAACAGTCCAAAAAGTATTGAGTATTAATAGTAGATTGATTACCTGCATGATATCCTAACCAAAATCCTGTTATCAAACCATCTGAATTGCCATTGTAATACAAAAATTTAAAATTATTACCTTTAATATTGCTTTTTAACATAGCCCATGAAGCACCGTCAGTTTGGAAATCATCGTCATTAATGAATCCATAGTTTTCATCAAACCATTTAATTTGATGTTCTGGAACTATTACAAGTTTGGTTTCAGTAAATATCATCTGTTAGTTTTACGATCCACAATAAAGACAGTCCTCATCTTCTGCACCCTCTCCAGCATTTAGAATCTTCTCACATTCTTTGTCAATCTGCTGATCAGTCCAAGTAGGATTAAACATTTTCACCTGAGCCCTCAAAAAGTTATACTTATTGTCATTCATTAGATTTAATTTTAAAAGTTACATCTAATAGTGTAATTAGCTATAAGCTTTAGCTATTAACTCTATGCTTAGAGCTTAGATTCTGAGCTAAATGAGAGATAGAAGTATCCAAGCAAAAAGATTACTCTTTCTGTTGGGCTCTCATTTAAATGACTGTCTCTCTGCTTGTCGCTTGAGTTCTTTCGCCATTATGAGTTAGTGTCATCAGCAATGTGCACTAACATGGTATCTATCTTTTAGAGTAATTGCCTACCCTAAGTAACCTGGAGCTTATACCTTAGCCATACTCCTGAGCTTTGTTACTATCCCGCAGTAGCTCGTTTCATTCTCTATGCTGCCGTTAATCGATTCCGCACATAAAAAATATAGCCCTAAGGATGCAGGGTGAGAACATCCAAAGGGCGTATAAAACCTTAAATCAAATCTACAGTAATACCACCCTGTAACAAATGTATTTAATATGTGTTACAAATTCTACCAATGTTAAAAACTATTTTGGCTGTTGAAAACGTAGCACTGTAATGTACACCCAAAATGGCAGCCATACAAGGCCTGTAAAAGCCACACCCACATAAGCGTACCAATGGTAGTTAGATAGGTGTCTCTGATGCTTGTAAATGTTCAGGCTCAGTATTCCAAAGTGTAGGATAAAGCCAATTAAATAAATGGTTAATAGTGTCATATCTTTTTTCTTTTTGCTTTACGTTTCTTTATACGTTCAGGAGTAATCTCTACTTGCGTTAATTCAGTTAATGCAGCCTTCTGCAAATCTTCTACTAATGATCTCTCTAATCTATCTAACAGCTCATTCATGCAGGGAGTGCAAGTAGTAAAGCTCTTGTTATCTTTAATGCCAAGATACTCACGTCTGAGTTTAAACAGCTGCTGCATCTCTCCAGCTTGTACACTTCCTCTCTTTCTAATAGCTCTAATTTGCTCAAGTGTTGGCATCTGCCATTCTTTTTGGTTGAGCGTTGGCCACTTCTTAGCTGGGCAGCTCGTTACTGCATAAGACGCTAAGTGATCTACCGGGCAGCCACAAGGTTTAAAGACTACACCATCTAATGTAGTAGGCTGCTTAAATGGATTGATAGCATTTATTGGAGGTCCGCATGTTTTGTAACGCTCGTTAAATACAGGGCATGCCTTGCAGATATTTATCCTTGCTTCATAATCTGATGTGCTAATCATCATATCTGTAATGAATTTCTTAGTGTTGTTTTAGCTTTCTGAATTGTCCTATAAAGATAGGCTAAAGGTATCCCTGTTTCTTTCGCCAATGCCTGATAAGAAAAATCATCTAAGGCATAGAGAAAGAATAGCTCACGCTCAAAGTATGGCAGTCTACTGATAAAGATATCTAACTGCTCATTCTCTAATCTCATCCCTACACTCTTATTCACATCATCCATGATATCATCTTTCAGATCATTGCGTATCTTCTCAAACTTCCTCAGCGTATAATTAAAGCTGCTGTTACTACAGCGTGCAGCAAGTCTTATGCTATTGCTTACGTAATTGTTCAGCTTACCTCTGTTATGAATATCTTGCAGCTTATCCTTATCTGATTCTAATATCTTAAGTAGCGTGTCATGTAAAAGTTCATCTGCTACATCTGCACGCACTACACTATGCGCCACCCTGCGCCACTCTAAATAACACTTATCGAACTCAGAGCGCCAGGTATTCATCAATAATTATTTGTGCCTGATCAAAGCTCTTGCATGTTACTGCTATGTAGCCTCTCTTCATTAATTTATTTTGCCATTCTTTCTGATGCTCACTCATTACACCCTTAGCTGTTTTCATTTCAATAGCTAAGCCATGCCATTCTTTTTTAGGCTCATAGATGAAGATATCAGGAAAGCCTTTAACGTATCCTGTTTTTTTCATCTTTACTGCCTGCTTCATGGAAGTTCTTACTCCTCCAGCTGAAGCACAATAAAGCGCCTTAGGATACTGCGCCACTAAATAGTTAATAACTGCTTCCTGTATTAGAGCTTCCTCATTCTTCATGATTCAAAATTAGCTAATTAACTTATCCTCTATCCACATCTTGTTAACATACTTATTCACATATGATTTAATCAATATATTTGGCTATCCATTTTAGCCTTTTGGTTTAGGTTTAGATTGATTATTGATTGCTGAATAGCCTTGCAAACGTGCAGGGCTATTTTGTTTTAAATGAATGCGTACTTCGTGTAGTTCCTATTCAGCTCAAAGTAAGCTCTCATCATAATAGCATCTGCTATATCGGGAGATATCCCTCCGGTGCGCTGGCTGATTGTATCCTTAGAAGTAACTCGCAGCTTTCCTTCCTTATCAGGATCTACTCTTCTCACTAACTCCAGCTCTTTAATAATATCTTCCTGATATTTAATGGGGAAGGTAATCTCATTCTTATCTATGAGCTCACCTAATCTAAAGTAGCAGTCAGCTTTTAGATTCATGTACTGAGTGCCTCTTACTGCTTTGCTACCATTCATGAATTCTCTGCACCTAAGACTATCTACCAATCCACCGCCTACCCCATCAGCATCTGCAAGCACGTTGCTAAGTCTAATGCTGTGAGTGTTCATTAATCTTTGTATCTCTGCCTTTACTTCATCTTGTCTTTTTTGCTTAAGCACTACTATATCAATACAGCTTAATCCCTTCCATACACAAAGCACAGTTCTATCTTTACCCAAACGTGCTATATCCGCAGTGATGTATCCCTCTCCTACATTCATTGGCTCTCTAAAGCAGCGCACTAATTCATCATACATATAAAGTCTATCTGAGCTGTTATCAAATTCCCAATCTCCCTCTAAGAGTCTCTTCCTGTCCGCTTCAGGTAATCGGCTAAGGCTTGTTACGTAGGAATCGGGTAAGTGTATATTATCACCAGGTAGCGCTTGAATAAATGCCCTGTGTTGGGGTAAATTCTGATTCTTATAGGGTAAGTAGAATTGGTTATAGATCCATCCCTTTGAAGGATTGCAAGTGAGTAATATCTTAGGCTTAAGCCCAAACTCGTTTAGCTTGTACCTGATACGTGAGCTAACAATAGAATAAGCTTTCTCAGTTATCTCTGTAGCTTCGTCAATAAATGCATCTGTAATTTCAAGGCCACCTAAATCAGTCATCATCGGATCTGATGGATACAAAAACAAATCGGCTAAAATAATCTCTGAGCCATTGCTGAATTTAATGATATGGCTCTGCTGATTATAAATGAAATCTTCGCCTGCCTTTAAGCCTATTTCATGAGCCACCTGAAAGAAGGTAGCCATGGTAGTCTTTTTAAGCGTATCTAATTTAGCTCGGCCTATGAGAGATCGTGTACCTGGATACTTTAAGCGCCTAAGAATTTGCCACATGCAGCCAAGCATAGTCTTACCCCCTCCTGCTGCTCCTCCATAGAGAATAGTCTCAACGTCTGAATCTACTGAAAGAAATTTAAGTGCCTCGCTTTGCCTTGTTAGTGGCTTAAAATTATAATCTATTTGTCTCTCCATTGCACAAAATTAGGTACAATGAGGTGAGTATCAACAGGTTTCTTAATTCTTTCTAAATTTAATTCTAATAGATAAGCACCCAAAGGTTTAGGAGGTCTCATACGCTCTACGTGAAAGCCCATAAAGCCCTCATCATACTCTTCTTTATAACTTGCTGTTCTAATGTGATGCACATATCTCATGTTAATTCTATAGCCTGAGTTACTTGCATAGCATAACTCTTCTACCATATCAGCATGATGGTAAAGTTCATGCACATGGCCGGTCCAAATGCAATCAGCTCCATCTATCATTACACCCATACGGTTATTCTGAATTACTCCCTTAGTAACTACTCCTCCTCCTCCTGATCCATGATAATACTTTGTCTTAAATACAAAAGTGCTCGTCTTAGTAGCTTGCACTCTATGTATCCACCAACCGCCATAACCACCTACTAATACATTAGAGTTAGCTTCTCGGTTTAATCCACTTACAAATCTCTCTATTAAATCAGTTTCACAGTTCTTTATAATTGCAGTCTCATGGTTACCATATCCCACAAATATCATCAAATGAGCATAAGGCTTAAACCAATCTATCGCAGTATTAACTAAAGCATCTAAGTAATTAGCTACGTTATGCTCCGGTAGAATATCCTGCTTACTTCTACGTGGATCATACTTGCCCTGCATGCAGCAGAACAAATCACCATTAACAGCAAAAGAAATATTTTCTTCTAAGCACTTATCTAAATGCGCTTTAAGTAGCTTTCTATCGCAATGGGGATTATCCCAGTGCAGATCACTCATCATTAAAAACTTATCACCGCTTTTGCAAGTAGTAACTATGACATTTCTACCCTCTCGATATGATGTAATCATTTGTAATTATATTAGATTTAAGCTCCTGAAAATGTTTCTTGAATTCGTTATAAGGCACATCTATTACTACTGCATTATCTATGCCTTGCATAAGCGCTAAGGTGCGTTCTCCTACGTAGTACGTGCCATCTTTCCTAAACTCTACCTCAGCTTGAATACCCACACATTTGCGAGCATCAAACATAAAGGGGATATCCTCAGCATAAGTAGCCTCTAAGCCTATGTCATCGCTGTAATTCCATTGAATTATCGTGCAGCTGCATAGCTCAGGCAATAGTTTAGCGTTTAAATCTATTGGCTCCTTCTTTCTTTTAAATAGATTCATAGACAAAGGTTAACAAAAAAGCCGAGCAATGAGCTCAGCTTTTCAAATTAGTTACTAACATCTATTTGTTAGTGGAAGAAATTAGATAATTATATTTTTTCCTCCCGAATCTCTATCTTAAATAGTTCTTTAAGTATTTCTATCTCCGCATCTTTCCAGTTGCTAATTCCCTGCTCTCTCAGGCAATAGTTACTTTGCTCTATGCCTAACTTATAAGCTAGGTAGTCTTGCTTGTATCCATAGAATAACCTATAGCATTTAATTGATTTGTGAAATGGTATCATGATTGTTTGATTATTTTTTTAATAATGTCTATGTAAATTAATCTGCTCAGCTCTATCTTTTGGTAGCCATCAAACTCTTCTTGGGCAGATGGGCCTAACACTACTCGGTTAGATGCTTTAAATTTAGCCTCTGTTTTCTGCTTAGCCAAGTCATCAAAGCGTGCCCATACCTCTGCATCCCATTCCGATTTCTTATAGATGCCCTGCCTAAATAAGCGCTGACAGTTGTAAGGTGCAGATATTTCTACCCAGGTCTCCTTACCATCTTGCCATCTTTCTACATCAGCGTGCAGCGCAGTTAATGGATCAGTAGGTTCAGCTCTTATAATCTCAGGCTCTGGTAATATCAGCGCCTTGTTAAGCTCTCGCCATACTTTGCTCTTATACTCTTCATAGCGCTTAAATACATCACTCATAAAAGCTACGCTAAATAGATTAAATGCATCTATTCTGTCAAAGTCTTTACCTATTGCATTGTATAAGAAAGCATTTTGCCAATCTTTTATAGAGAGCTGCATGTAAGTAGTCAATACTACTTGCTTAAGCAGGCTAACTTCGATGTCTGAAGGCAGAGATTTAATGCCATTAACTACAGCTGCTTGTGCTATGAGCTCTCTAAACTCTTGCTCATTCAAACATATAAGCTTATCTGAGCTCATGCAGGCCACGATGTTCTTCTCTTCAGCGCTTAGTAAACGACTGAAGCTCGGATGTACTAATACGGCCAATTCTTTGCTCATCTTGTTCTGTTTTATTTTGGTTTATATCTCTTGCTCTCCACTGATCAGCAGCAGCCTTCCAGCTCTTCATGGAATTCTTGCCTACCTTCCATCCATTGCTCTCATAAAAGCAATAGAATCTTTTAGATAGAACTATATCATCTGTGTAGGCTATGATGTCTGAGAGTGATGGAGGTGTAAATTTGATAGAAGGTAAACGCTTTGTTTCAAGCGCTTTAACCCTCTCCTCTAGCGCTTCGATGCGCTTTAATAAGATAGTCATCATTTGGTTTAGTATTATTGATTCGCCAAATATAACAGAAATCTCTTCCACCAAGGCAATGCTACTGCTTTTTTCTCTTTAAGCTCAGAGATATACTTAAAGCCTTTAGGCTTAGTCCATTCGTATTCGGTAATATTATTCTCTGCTTTTGTTTGCTGAATCTGCTCATAGTATCTATTCTTAGCCTCAATAAATTGATTGAACTTATCTTGTCTTAAATGCTTTGCAGCTTCCCAATCACGTGAGCCCACCTTTTTAATAATGCCTACTTCTCGCATAAGTTGCAGGTATTGCTTTCCCATTCGCTCATGCTTGAGTGCTGCGCTTGGTGTCATTCCAGCATTGACTAAAACACACACGCTTTTTACTCGCTCTATAGTTACCTTACCGGTATCATAACTAATGCTTAATTGTTTCATTTGGTTTAGTGATTTATTAATTATTTACTTAATCTGTTAAATGCTCGGTTTAAATCTTGGCTATCTATGTGATTTAGAATCTGCTCCACATGACCTCTATACATTCGATCTGTTTGGATTAAAGCCTCCACATGCTTAACAGCGTGCAGCACTGTAGCGTGATGCCTATTAAATACCTTGCCTACATCATAGAAGCTCATGCTGGTACCCTTGCGAATAATCCACATAGCAGTTTGCCTGATATCGTTTAGTTCTCGCTTTCTACATTTGCCCTTCATCTCACTCCAATCCACCTGAGTAAGATTGCAAATCACTTTCATCATATCATTAGTGAGTTTCTCGTTAATAGATTCTACCTCTCCATTAATTGACTGCCAATTAAGCTCCGGTATCTCACTTTCATTCACAGCTCTGATTAAGTTATCTATGCGCTTGCGTGCAAAGTGCTGATGATCTGATGGTATAAGCAGAATTAAATCTGCTATCTTTTTTTCTACTGCGTTACTCATTTGCTATCCTTCATTAATTCGATTATGTATGGTATCTCTTCCTCAGTTACATTAGCGAGCTTACCTATGTGTGATACCTTCATAGTAAACGGTTGCTTAATGAACTTTTGAGCTGTGGGGTAACTTACCTCCAGCACCTCCGCAAAGTGTGCAACAGTCATAAAATGACTGCGCACCCATGCGTGAAACGGTGTAAGCTTAGAATGGCATTTCATCGTTGCTAATTTCATTGGTTAAATCTAATTTAGTTTCTATAATAGACTCGCCTTTAAGCCATGCTAAGAATATCTCAGCAGTATCTAATACATCACCTGGCTTACTTCCCTTTTGCTCTTTGCAGAATAGCACAGCATTGTTTAGAGCTACTGATTTGCTTATAGAATTCTGCACATCAGGTGATTCTTTGCGGTAATTAACAGCGCTATTTACCGCACCACCTTGAGCAGAAGATGGACCACTGTACTGCATTGGATTCTGCATCTTAAAGTTAGTAGTCTTTTTACCTGTAGGACCTGTACGCTCTTCAGCAGTGTAATGCAAGGTAGCACCTACTGCTATCTTAGGGCTGTTCATATCCTTAACTCCTATTTGACCTACCTCTCCATTTTCGAGAAGTAAATCAAAGTAATGGATAGCTCCTGAAGGTCCATCCCACGTTCTAACAAATTTCTGTGATTTAACTGTTGACTGATTCATAACTGTTTGTTTTATTTTGTTTTTATTTATGTATTTATCTAACTTACTTGCTAACTTTTCTTCCTGCTCATCCCAATCTATTGATGGCTTCAGCTTATCCCAATTAGGTTCTCTTGTGTAACTCATCAGGATTGTTTTGAAAGTATGAGCGCCAGCTCTCATAAACTACTTTCTGAGCCATTTCGTTGAACTCTAACTCCTCTCCCGGTAGTGAGCTCTGCACGCAGATAAATCTGCTTTGGTAGCGATCAGATAACATAGCGATCAGACATAAAGTAGTCATGCACATTATTTTCATCTTCGCTCTCAAATTGGTAGAGGAAGGTCCCATCATCAGGGAATACCTCACCATGCTTTTTAGCTGTTGAGAAATCAGTTAGTGAATAGGAGTGAGCTGATGTATACAGCCTCCATTTGCATCCTTCGGCATCCCACCGAGATACGATAACCTTACCGGTTATGTTGTTTGGTTTATTCATGATTATTAATTAAGTTGCTAATATACTAAATTCTTTTTATACTGATAACTACCTCGTCATTTTCCCACTCATACAATGCGCCTTCGTTATACTCTTCTATCCATACTGGAGTATAATCAAATTTGTAAATCTTCATGAGTAGTGGTAGCATCTGCTGCGCTACTTCCCATGTATCTGCTATGAATAAGTTAGCAGTGCCTAAGCGCTCAGCTATTGAGATTGCTACCTCGTCTAATGGTGTAACTACTACGTGGTACTTCATAGCTCTACCTCCTTACTTAATAGGATAGTCTTAGTAGGTATCCAGGTAATAGCTTCCTCATACTCAGCCTTAGCCTCTTCAAAGGTTGCAAATGATTTCTGATAGCTGCCATCAATTTTAAGATAGTAGCGTGTGCCATCATACTTGGCTTGCTCTTCAATTTCAAATAGTTTAGTCATGATTATTTATAATTTATATTGGTTTCTATTTTTTCTAACTCTGCTGTCTGAGCATCGAATGTGCCAGCAATTAACATTCCTGCGAAGAGGACTAAGATGATGAGTAGTGCTTTTTTCATTTGCTTATTGATTTAATTTTAGCAAATGTACTACAATATTTTAGATATGCAAAAGAAACCTTACTAATTTTAGTAAAGTTATTAACAAAGATTTGTTAGCTTAGAAAAATACAGTGAAGATAATACCCCCTATAAATGAGATGGGAATACCTATAAGCGCTGTATTGCGCCATGATTCTTTACGTGCAGATTCTTTATCTCGCTCTTGCTGTGCTGCGCTTAGATTAATTGCCATGCGCTCGTTTAGTACACTGTATTCATCTATAGATTTAGCCTGATCACTAATGACATAAGATGCAATACTATCACTTTTAGTCAATAAGACTACCTGAGATTTGAGATAATCACGCTCTATCTTTAATTTAAGTAATGATCTTACTTGCTCAGTCGTTAGTGTTACCAGGGTATCTTTCCCCGGCAAGGCTTGAGAGTAGATTGTGCATGGCTCTGCGCAGGCCATTCCTATCAAGAGAATCAATAGCGCTAATGTTTGCTTCATATCTTTCTTTGTTACGTTCTAATTGCACATTCAGTTGTTCAATTTCAAGCATGCGCTGCACGTTAGTAGCTTCTAATGAATCAATAACATGAGTAGCTCTGTCTGCTCTGCGCTCATAACCTTCAATAGCTTTCTTGCTATCCTTTAAAGCTATGTATAATAGCTGAATAGTAATGCAGATGGATAGTGCTACTACCATAACTGCAGCTGCTTTAATTTGAGTCTTGGCCTGTTGAGTCATTTGATTTCTTTTTACCAAAGATAGATTCTATAACTGTTAATCCCAAGCCTCCTCCTGCTAAAATTAGCAAGCCGTCAAACATATACTCAGGGCATTTATACTCTGTAAAGGTACCGATGTAAGATAAGTTGATGCATACAAGTAATGTTACTATAGACGCTACTCTTTTGGAGCTGGCATCTCCCTCATTACTAAATATGCTCCTTAACCATTTCATCTTTTCTTACGCATCTTATAGATCGTAAAGATAGATGCAGCTGCTGATAGTAATAAACAAAATATCTTTAATGCGAATTCAACATCTACCATCCATGCTGGAACACTAAGCAAGATGCTGCTAACTGTACCGGTTACTCCTTCGGCTATCTGCTGCTGATTATTACTCATGATTCTTTCAGTAGTGTGTATGTAAATGATTTTTTACCTGATTTAATACAGGCTTGTATAAGCTCTTTGAATTGCTTAGGATTGTTTAGCACCTGGCAGCCTGCACTCCACTTGTCAATATTCTTAGATTCTGTTAATTCGTTAGCTCTATGAATGTTAATTCCAAATAGGCCCGTATCCTCTTTGCCCTGCTCCTCAGCAATGCTATCCTTATCGGCATCTCTGAATACAGTAACTTTCTTTGACTGTACTAATGCGTTGTATTTGCCCTTATGCAAGCCTAATACATAGGTATCTACGTATTGCCCTGCCTTAAGTACAGCAGTCCCTAAAGAATTGATAGGATTATTCAGCCAAAATGTACCTGGATTAGTCGTACCGGTGTACCATTGCACCTGATCACCTTGCACCAATCCTATTAAATCATCAAATTTATTAGGCTCATTTGCTTTAGACCTGATACCTACCACGTGAATAGTAGGCCATTTGTAGCCAAGCTCTGTAAATTGAGCTTTAAGCTCTTCTGCTGTTGGTGCTTTCATGCTTTCTTAATTCTTTATCTCGTTTAGTTAGATAGACCTTTAGCTTACGCTCATAGTCTTTTCTTGTTTGCTCTTCCTTTGTTATCTTCATTTAGTTAGTAAAGTTTCTAATGCTAAATCTATTCCATGGATTTGCTGCATCATTAGCAGCTCTGCTAAATGCTATTTGGCTCTGCCTGTTAACTACTCTGATGGGTGTAATATCAGGCGAAGTATTATTGCTATATTCGGGATAGTCTGAGTTATTAGCACAAAGGTAATCTACCAATCTTTGAGTATAGTAGTTAGCATTCTCACGAGCCATATCTCGTAAAGATGATAGTTCACTCTGAGAGATCGCTGTAGTATTCTCTGATTGGCGAGTAACTAAGTTACCGTTATCGTGCTTATACATAAGCATAGGGTAAAGCTCTACCATAGTCCACCATGCAGTAGGCTTAACTATGTATTCATTTAGCAAAGTCTCATAGACTCCTGCTAAAGTGCCATTCTCTATCTCGTTCTTAATCTTATTAGTTAGATTAGTACCTAACCACAAAGTAATATACTTATCTTGAGCTAAGTAAATTGCAGGGCGAATAAGGTTAGTATCTACAGCTTCATTCAGCTGAGTATATTTCTTAAGGAATTCCTCGTTAATGAAAAGTATTTCGGGTGCTATTGCCATGTTATTAATGTTTAATTTGTTCCTGGGTATCTGCCTTGGTCGGGCATGTCAAATGGTCGAGTATTAGCTGTAGCAAAGTCTTTAGCTATATCTTTTAAAGGCATGCCTGCTCTGATTGCTTTTGCTACTGATATAGGATCAGATGATTCTAAACCATTATCTTTTACAAACTTTCCCTTCTCACGCTTTCTGAAGTATACTCTACGCTCCCAGTTATGCTTACAATTAACTCCGCCTTTATACAACCATACAGAATAGGTAGCTCCATTGTGGCCCATGTTAGGATTCAGCTCATTAGTATCTGATTCCATTTTAGTTAAATCTTCGTAACGGTATACATAACCATTACGTGCAGCGTTAGCCATTTGTCTACAGAACTTTCTACTCTTAGCGCTTGTATTTTTAGAGTAGGCATAACGCACTTTGTATAATCCGCTATCCATTTCAGATGGCTTATCAGGATCAGAGTAGCTTCTAACTGATGCAAGATTAACAGGCTCAGCTTCGATAAGCTCCCACTCCTCCTCATCTACTATCTCGCCCTTATCATCTAAGAATTCACACCACCAATTCTCATCCTCATCGGTAAAGATTGGCTTATCTGTGGAATCACTTAAATTAGTCTTTTTTTTTTGAGCAGATAGTTTAGCTACAGCGTTGCCTCCGGTAGCTTCAAACATTGCAGTAGCTACGTCAATAGGTAACTGTAAGAACTGAACTAAGAATACAATGGCTTGCTCTTTAGTTAATGCTCCTGTCCCTACAGCTGCTACAATTTCTAAAGCGCTTGCTATCTGTGCACCGTTATAAGTTACATCACTTACTGATGCTCCTGCTGGTGCTACCGGTGCAGCTGTGTTAGAATCAGTTGTTGCATTATCTGCAACAGTTGAATCTATTGCTGCTGCTGCTGCATCCATCTCATCAGAGAATAAGTCGTTAGATTCAATATAAACATCAGCCATAATGCCCATACCTTTAAATACTTCCTCAATACTATCTGTAACAATTTGCTGATATGGCTCAATTATATTCTTATTAAAAATTCTGTAAGCTTGTTTCATCTCATCAGCATTACTACCTAATCCTCCTGCATCACGAATACCAAAAAGTAGTGGTGATGTTACTCTGTGAGCGCCTAAGATGTTCTCTCTTGACTGAGTGCTTAACTCCATCCATTGCTTATCAGCATCGGACATAGGTACTAAGTCTAAACGTGGAGCTCTATCAGCAGATTCATTAAATGTAAATACTACTTTGCCTGCCTTCTTAGCACCTACCATAGTCTCCCAATTTCTGCGGATAGCCATTTGCTCCTCAGGATCAGGAATACCGTTATTCATGTGAAGGAAATAAGACGGTGCCATACCATTGCTTAAGAAAGCTCGGTAGAATTCGCTGATTTCTCTTGTTATTTCGATGTAATTGATAGCACTATAGTAGTCAGGCTTAGGATAGTAAGCACTGCCTGGAGTCATGATGCCCACAAATAGCACCTGAGAAGGCTCATCTGCTTTTGTAGTTGGATTATACATCGGGATAAATGTCGGAATGTTCTTCTTTTTGCGCATATCATTCCAATCTTTAGAATAATAAACACCAGGTATAACATCTTCATCATTAGAAACAGCCAATCTAACATTCTCATAAGGCAAATGATTAATCTTAGCTACTGTTGTTCTATCTACACTCCAAATAATCTCTAAGTAGTAACCCCCTTGCATCTTAGCATCAAGCGTTATAGGCCTTCTTATAGTGTTTAATTTCAATCTATCTATCTCACGTTGCGCTGTTGGATTAGTGCTCTTAAATTCCTTCCCTGCAATCATAAACGCTATGCTCATAGTAAGCGCTGAATGCACTGGTGAGCTATAGTATAAATCTATAAGGTAATTTGGGAATGAGTTAGCTTCACCAAGCGTTACCCATCCTTTGGGAGTTTCTTTCTCGTTAGCCTCTTGAGGCATTGCTGCTCCCAAGTTAACAAGCATTGGCGCTGAGTGTGCTATCTTATCCATTATATGCTATATCGTTATCTATTGTTAAATTCGGCTCTGTGAAACGAGGAGTAGTGATATCTTCTACTATTAAATACCCCTTCTCTATTACTCCTACTACTGCCGCATTTGTAGGATCTAAATTAGTGCTGCTATTTTGCCCATAAACAATATAACTAAATCGTGCTGGATAGTTAATCAATAGGCTTGCAGCTGTTGGATTGTTGGCATTAGTGCCAATCTGAATGGTAGTGTATCTATCATTCTGTGCTATCTGTGTTGGGATAGCATAAATCTTTTGAAGTGTCTGCTCGTTAGTTAATTCAAGCAGATAATGCGTATAAGTATTAGCAAGCAAAAGCTCCCCTTCCTTAAGGCTAAGGTAGAGGAGCTGAGTTGCTGTATTTTTTAGTAAGTAAATCATTGGCTAAAGATAGCTCAAATTTACTTATAGTGAACCTGGTACTACAGTAACAGTTGCGAAATCTTCAAATGGATTATCTCCAGCATCTTGGTCAAGTAAATATGCCTTATCTTTCTCCTCACCTGTGAAGGTAACGGTATATCCTACCATATCACCTTTCGCAGTACCGGTAGTAGTAGTGAATGCAGTAACCTCAACACCATCTTTATATCCACACATCCAAATGTTATCGTTATTGTCTTGTACAAAAAGTACGTTGCGACCTTTAGCAATATTTTGAAGTTGTAGTGCACGTGCAGCGCTCATTCCATGGAATGAACACACGATAGTCTGAGTGTAATATACAGTGCCATTTTCGATAGAGATTGCAGCCTCTTCTGTGAATGATCCTGTGTGCTTTGGTAATTCGAATTCGTAAACGCTACCTGTAGGTAGAGCAGTTACTAAATTGCTTGTAGGATCAATAGTAGCGTCATTAGCAAATGTAGCGTAAGCGCCAAGATAAACAGCTTTGATGCCACCAATCGCCTCTTTGCAATTAATTTGAAAGCCTAATGTGGTTAAACAGCTCATGGTTATTTTTTATTATTTAGTTAAAATATCTTTGCAAAGAATGGGCAGCTCATAGCTTACCCACTCTTTTAACAAAGGAGTATAATTTAGTTATCGAATCCGATAACGATATCACCAAGCACTGCGTACTGAACACCAGCTCTGAATCTCATAGCCATACGCACGTTATCAGAAGCATCAGTGAAGCTCATATCTACAACCTTAACTTCGTTGAAATCTGATGTCAAATCAGTTCCGAATACCAAGTTAGCAGGAGTAGCTAAGATAACTACTGAATCAGAGATACCTGGACATACATACACATCATAACCGTTGAAAGTTAATGGAAATTGTACAGTACCTTGGAATGTTTGCAAGTATCCAGCAGTAGCCAAAGCTTGACGGTATAACTGTGCAGTCTTACGGTTAACGTAGATCTTAAGATCAGGGCTTCCTACCAATGTAGCAGGCAATGCATCTGTACATAACTGAAGCTTAGCGATTACGTTAGTAGCATCCAAAGGAGCTGCGAAATCTACATCAGGAGTGCCACCTTTACCGGCATCAATTAAGTATTGCAATCCGTTAAATCCTGTGAATCCTGAAGATGGCCAGTTACCTTTCCAAATGTTGCACTCAATCTCCTGTGCTACTTTAGCAGCCAAGTGAGAGATTAAGAAATCAGAGAAGTTAGCAGGTACTACATCATTGATAAATCCACGACCTGTTTGAGCCGCTTCCCAATCTTTTGTAAATTCTGCTTTGCAAAGTTGGATATTAACCATAAGGTCAGTTACAGTCAATACTTTCTCCTCAAGAGTAAGAGCAGAAGTAGAATTGTCAAAGTCGCATGTAGCGCTCTTAACTAATCCTGAAGATGCAAGTACCTTAAGTACAGCTTTGTATTTTACATTTTCCTTTACGGTAATGTAGTTGTTTGCAATAGTGTCTCCTGAAAGAACTGCTGCTGCAATGTACGGTAGCGCTAATTCGCCAGCGTAGGTTGAGGTGATGGTCAAGTTATCAGCCATTTTGTTTTTGTTTTATTATTTGTTTTTGTATTTTGCTACTATTGCACGAGTTCTATCTTCGATATTACCCATTGCTTTGATGTTTAAAGGTGCTTCGTTTGAAGCTTGGCGAGACTGCTTAACAGTTGTCGCTGCTGGTGCTTGTGAAAGCTCAGTAATCTTGCTCTCAGCAGCGCTTAACTTAGCTTCGAACTCAGAGATAATGTTATTTAACAATCCCTCTACTTGCTCCTTAGAGTAAGTCTCAGCCACTTCTTGCTCTACTGTTACCTCTACTTCTGTAGAAGGCTCTTCAGCATCAGAGATAGATGCGATTAAACCACTTGCTACAACAATCATTTTACCGTTGTCTAAAGTGTATTCGCCATCTGCTAAAGGTGAAGGATTGCCATCTGCATCCATTACGAATATCTCTACTCCCTCAGCCCATTCGGCAGCAGGTGAATAGATCATAGTGCCATCCATCAAAGCGCCCTCAGCCATCATCTCTACCTTAGTAGTTTCAGCTACAGGAGTCTCTTCAACAGATAACTTCACTCCATGCTTCATAAGCTGCGGAGCGAACTTTTCTAAAATTTCAGAAATCATGTTCATAGTTTATAATTATTAGTGGAAAAAATTACATATTCATTTCAAGTGCAGCAGCTAATTCAGCTAATAGCTTCTCAAGGTCCTTCTCTTCTACCTTAGTCTCAGCCATTGGAGTAAACCATCCCTCTATAGAGAAGCCCTTAACCTCGCCATTCTTTACAGCAGCCCAAGTAGCATCATCATCTACCTTTACACCTATCATCCAGGTACCATCCGGTAACTCAAAGCCATAATTATCACCCTTATCAGCGCCTGCCTTAATCCAAGATTCAACAACAGTTAAGTTGTTTACCGGCATCTCATGCTGGATAGTGTGATTATGGTGCATATTACGCTTAAGGAATTCCTGAGCAGTCTGCTCAATAGTCTCTTTGCTGTATGTGATGAAATACTTTTCACCGTTACCATCGTAACGTACTATAGGCTGATTAGGGATCAGTGCAGGACCATATAACATACGCTTCTCACCATCCTCTACTCTTGCTAATAGCAAGTTAGCTTTAGATAGTGCTACAAAGTCTACCATTATAGCAGGCTCACTAACAAGGCTCACAGCGTACACTCCCATGTTATCCTCTTCCTCGCCTAAGCCGTATTCAATTAATTTTACATCACTCATAAGTTTCATTTATTTCAAAAATTATAGCATCAATTATTTCGTCTATGATAGTATCAGTATCTTCTAATCCTGTTTTATCAATTTCAGATAGTGCGTTTCTTACTCCTCTTGCTACGCACTTTTTTAATAGTGGAAAATTCGACATATTTGTTATAAGTATGATTGATCTATTATCTTTTGACGTGCCTCTAAAGCGTTGGCTACATTGCCTGCTAATACATAAGTCTCTACTGTACCCGGTGCGTTATTATTAAAGTTACCTCCGCTGAAGTCTACAGCTGGAGCATTAGCTTGAGTATTAGTAGCACCTCCTCCCTGATCCATTGAAGTATTAGGAGCTCCTCCACCAAATTGAGTTTTAGCTATCTTAGCTACGTTAGCAAATCCCATTACACCAACCGCAACAGCTTGAGCTATCTTAACTGATGTTGGAACAGTCTCAGGTGAATTAAGAGCTTTAACAATAGCCGCATAAGTATCTACTAAAGACATAGCTATATTAAGAGCCTTGTTTACGTTGAACTGTCTCTTAGCAGTTTTCTCAGTACGTGCAGTAAAGCTTTCATTTAATGCAGTTAATGCAGATAAACCTTGTTTAACTGTATCTACTCTTAACTGCGCTTCTGCTTCAGCGTATTTCTTGGTAATAGCTAACTCAGCTTTAGCTTGCTGATCTTTTAATGTTTGTGCATTTTGGCCATAGTATTCAGCCTCAGTAATAAGTTGAAAATAATGCTCTCTTAATTGCTTTAATTCTAAATCTTGAGCCGATAAGCCAGCTTCATAAATACCCTCTTGAATAGTGTCAATAATTGTTTGCTCATCAGCCATAGCTTGAGTGTAAGCATCATTATAAGCTTTTTGTTTAGCAAGTTTTTTATCATTTTTATCCTTTTCTAAATTAACTTCTCTTTCTGTTTGGGTAAGTAATAATTCTATTACTGCATTATTATACCACTCTTCTACAAGCAATCTATCAGCACCATTCTTTTGAGCCTCTTTCTTTTTCTTTTCGTATTGTTGGCGCAGTAACTCTAATTCGTAAACATCAGCAGTGCTAAATGATTTTAATAATTCATTACGTAAATCTTGCTCAAAATCGGCACGTGTATCTATTTTAGCTTGTCTTGCATCAGCAGCTTCTTTTTCAATTTGCCTTTCTGTTTTAGCAATTACATCTTGAAGCAATTTAATATCTGCTTCAGTCTGTTTAAGGCCAAATATATCAGCATCTTTCCAAACCTTCTCGTTATTATCCTTAACCTGTTCACCTAATGAAGCTACAAAATCAGCAGCTCCACCCATTTCAGTAGTTACGTTAGCTTGTAACGCTTGCTGCTCTTTTAACTTTACATTAGCCTCATCTAAAAGCTGATTTAACTTTTGTGTAGATTGCTGTTTCTTTAATTCAGTAGCTTGTGCATCACCTAATAAACCATAGGCTTCTACCAATCCATCATTATATTCTTTCTGAGCAGTAGCCTGATTAGTTGCTAATTGATTTTGCAACTCAAGCTTTTTATTATAAGCCTCTTGTAACTTATCTTTATCTTTACTTATTTGAGCAAGTCTCATTTGAGTTTCTTGCTGTTTAATCTGATTGTTTAATAACTGCTCTTGTAATCTGTACTGAACAAAAGTAGAATCTCCATAAGCCTTACTTAAAGCTATTTGTTTATTTAAAATCTGCTCTTGCTTTTTCATAGCGTCAAGCGACTTTTCTAAATGATATCTAACTTTAGCTACTCCATTAGCTTGGTACATTTCAAATAGAGCCGTTAGCTCTTCCCAATAAGTATAAATAGCAGTAAGAACTCCAATAAGCAACCAAATAGGATTCTCTTTTATAGCTGTTCCTAAAGCTTTAAATGCTGCTTTTCCTGCTGTGCCTATAGCTCTTAATCCATTGCTTATATCTTCAGGCTTAATTCGTGCAAGATTACCAGCTACTAAATTTATTGATTGACTCAATCCATCAAAGTCAAGGTTGCTAATTTGCATACCCATCAAACCAAATGAATTACTTAAACCTTCAATAGCAGGCCCGGTATTTCCCTTTACTGCATCAGCAGCATCATTCATTCTATCCTTAAGTTCACCCATTTGAGCCGATAGCTCAGCAAATCGGGCGCTACTTGGATCATATTTATCTTGCTCTTTTCTTAATGCTGCATATTGCTGCTTTAATCCTTTAGTAGACTCCTCTACTTGAGTAGTAGAATCATCTACTTTTTTAAGCTCTTTGTTAATCTCCTCTAATCCTGCAAAAGTTCCATCATCATTAAAGAGGAGCTTTAATATCATTTCTTGTGTAGCCATTATACTATGCTATAAATTGTTAATGTAATTAAGCTAAGTAGCCCTATAACTATAGTGTAATTAATAGCTCTTATTTGCCATACCTTAAGCTTGGCATGATGGCTACCTACTGCATGCTGAAAAGTCTTAGTCTTACCTTGAGCTCCAGCACGCAACAAAGTCATGCTAATCACTATATCTTCTTGAGGATTTGTCATATTATAGGTGTACGTTGGAATTTAGATTGAGTGTATTGAATAGTGGCGCTTACTACTGCCGTTTTACCGGTTAACTTGCACGTGATGTACGGTGCTATTTTATTACTTACTACTGGCATGTACAAATCAAACAAGCTCGCACCAAATCCACTATAAAATTGGTTAACCAAAATCGGAGTAGAGCTGAACTGAGTTGTTTTATCTTTCCATAACATAGAGCTGTATTCTAAGCTTGCTACCCTTCCTATAAAGTCGGTTACATTATAGTCATATTCAAGTATAGAAATGTATACTTTAACCATCCATACTGTCTCAGTAGGCATCACTATAGAGCCACCGCTAATACCATCTAACAATAGATTAATATTTGTAGGATTAGCATTTAAAGCACCTAACCCCATAAGCTGAATAAAGCCATGCTGTGATCTACCTGGTATAGTTGTCCCGTAGTTACTTGTTCCATCGTACCATGTACCACCTCCAAAGTGCACCCCTCTTACATCTGCCTCTGCCCATCTGCCCATTACAGTAGTACCTTCTAAGTTAGGTCTGATAAAGTTGCGATATCCTAAAGCTTGGCTATAGTTGTTGTTAGGTGAGATACCATGCCCTAAGCCACTAACAAAAATGCGCTCGTTATTGTTTTCTATTTCACCTCTAACTACGTTACCCATACCTGTGGCGCTCTTTTGGTTACCGCTTGTATTAGTGATATTGCTGCCGCCTGAGTTATTAGGTGAGCCAATTATACCGCCTGTTCCATTTGTTGGAGTAGACGCAAAGCATTGGCCCTTCTTTGAATTCCAAGTATAGCCGTAATACTCACAGCATTCCTGTGATCCGTAACTCGTTGCTCCATCGTAATCTAAAAACTCTACTGCTCCTGTGCTTACGTTAATTGTGGATGGTGTGTATTGGCATAGCGCTCCAATGTCAAGTAAGCGCATGAGCTTGCATTTAGTTACTTGCTCTTCTGCTACAATATAATCTGTTAATTCAATCACTCTCCACCAAGAATCCTTAATCCAAATCTTATCGTTAAACTTTAGGCCGAATACATCGGTAACATCTAATTGAAAATAAGCTTCCATAATTTTCTGCTCATCATCGTAAATTTCAGCAATATACTCTCTCCAATATCTATCCCATAGCGTATGTAATGGCATGGTTTCTATTGGATGCGGAGGAATCTCTTGGCCAAAGTTTAGGTCATCGGTACCTATTGCAGTTGGGATTGTTTTATAATGACTAAGTAATGGAATAAATGTAAATGTAGCTTCCTCTGCTACCTCATCATAAACCATAACTACAGCAGATTCAGTATCTGCTCTGCGATAAAGTATCCTTGGTCCAGGTGTCATAAATTCACCTTTCTCATTAAAGTATTTAGGGATTACATAATTAGTGTTAGGAATCAGGTCGCATGGCGAAGCTCCAAATGTTAACTCTACAGTATAATCGTTAGTGCTGAAATCATTGCCCGGATCAGTAAGCCTAAGCTCACCATAAATGCGTTGTGCTCCTGTCTTATATTGAGCATTAAAATAATCTCCCTGCTCTTTGTAGCTCCATTTTAACATTCTTTTTCTGATATCTGAAGCTGGAGTAAGTGTGATATCTTTAGATGTGTCAAGTTTACCTGTCCAATCGTAATCCTCACCGCTGCCTAAATACTCCACCATTGGAATAATCTCAACAGCATTAGGTGCGTTAGGATTTGGTACTAACACAGCATTAAACATCTTGAGAATATCTCTTAAGAAATCTACCTGCTTCATCTCAGGCGCATTGTTAGCTATCTGCACTGGATAGGCATAGCTTAAACCACTAACGTAACTAAATGCAGCGTAACTATCCGCTTTAATTTCTACATTTTGTGAGCTGCCTGCATGAGCAAAAATGTATAAAGTATACACATCACCTTGCTGCACGTCTAATTGAAAGTTGCTTGCTACGTTAAATGGATTAATTGGAGTAGTAGGCTGCCATCCTATACCTTGAGTATATTGCAAAGATGTAGGACCTACTCCCATAGATAAAGGAAATGGAAAGAATAATTCAGTGCCACTTCTTACTCTCTTCCACATAATATCATACACATGCTGAGTATCTGCAGAATAGCCTGTAGTATCTACTTCAATATTTAAATCTATTTCAAAATTAGCTTGAAAGCTACCCTGAGCAGTGTATGCATTAGATGCCCAGCTATTAGATGGATCACTTATTTCGGTCCATCCTGTAAGTTGTTTGTAGTAATTACTTTGATCACCTTGAATATTAATATTAAACGCAGTATCTGCAGCAAATTCTACCTTAAATTTAGCTTCATCATTACTTAATCCCTCAGTTCGTGGACCTGTAACGTAGGGAACATACATCTTTAATAACTCTTCTTCTATTGTAGTTCCGCTATAAGTAAAGCCTGCCTCTGTTATTATCTTATTAAGCAGATATTTAGCCTGAAGCGCTAAGGTTAGCTCACCGGTATAGATAGGATTAACATCACTAAATATCCTTCTACTACCTATCGCAGTATCTTCACTCCAATTCTGTCCTCTATCAGTTAAAGTATAACATGCAGCACCATCAAATAAACTGCTATTATTTATATCTTTAACATTTTCAAAAGTATTATCGTGCTCTAAATCAGAATAATCTAATTCTTTGAGTAGCTTATCTCCAATGCTGCGAGCTAAATCTACTGTCTCTCCAAAGAAAGCTATAACGAATTCATGTACCTTATCCTGATGCGTAACTGCCTGCTTAAATTGGATGTGTCCCTCCGCAATGGGCAGCGTGTTAACGCTTAGCGTTGCATCAATCTTTCTAAGTACGTTAATCTGAGTAGTGTCATTGTTAAGTAAGCTTGGGCTGTATTGCTGCCCAAAGAAATCTACGTTATTCTGCGTTGCAGGTATTCTAAACTCACGTGAGAATGCTCCCCTGGTAGTAAACTCAGAAACGCTATTAAAGTTAGATGAGTAACTGATGCTCTCATTCTCGTATAAGTCTACTACTATAGCAGCGCCATTGCTTGCCGTTACTGTTAAGATTACTTCTGCTCTCATTATGCTGTATAATCGTTACTGAATTTTAACATCAATTCTAAATCGTTTTTAATGTAGCTACGTGATTTGATAGCTGTATAGTTATTGCTATCAATTACCACAGGAATAGCTGAGCCATCAGGATTAATGATATAAACAGATTCAGAGTAAATCAGATTCTTAAGATATTCGAATTGCCCTTCAGTTAAGAAGTCTGTTCTGATTCTTAGCATCTTCTCTACAAATGGATTACGCTCAGTCAAGCCTCTATCATATGTGTTAAATCCAAAAGCGCTTTCAGCATCAGCAGTACCATAGTTACCTACTACCTTTCTGTATCGCTTACGCTCCACTGAGTAAGATTCCTCAGATCGTTTAGTAAAGTTAAAGTAATCCCATCCACCTCTGCTATTAGTCCAGCCTAATCTTATCTTATCAAATCTGCACTCCTCTGCTGCTTTGAATACAGCTATTGATCGTGCGACTGTTGAAGCTCCACTATTTCTAAAAGTAATTAAATAGTGATGCCACGCTGCATCTAATCCAAATATAGCATCTATGTTAGCCGGTAATAATGGTAAGTGATTAATGTAACCCTCACTTATTAAGCAAGCTAACACATCGGTCTGCACTGGTGCTCCTGCTGCGTTGAACTGAACTATCTGCACATCAAAGATATCATTTCCTGTTAAGCTTGCACCATCATCCGCAGGAATAGTAAGCACTCCATAATCATCAGCAAAAGCTGTTATCCCTATCGTGTTAGCGCCTAAACTATATTCACTTAATACGTCATCCATTGCATAGGTGCTACGTACTAAATCACTCATGATGTAGCTTGTGGCTGAGTCTAATGCAAAGTAAGTAGATGGATCAGGATTAAACCCATCTGCAATTTGAAACGCTGCATTTATTAATGCCGCTGCTCCTGTCAATGGATAAGCTGTAGCCTGCTTCTCAAATACACCAAGCACCTCATAGCCTTCATAAATGTTAGTAGCTACTATCATGATGTTGCGGGCTCTGTCATCATCTTGCACCGTTGTAGATGCAAATAATGAAGGTACCGCATCTGAAGTGTTTACCCCTAAATCCATCTTCGAATAGACTACAGGATAAAGGTCAAACACTAACGCACCGTTCAGATTAGGCTGCACGTAAAAGGTATTTACTGCGCCTGCGTTAACGCTAACCTCTACTACATATCTAAAGCCAGGCTGCCCTATGTTAGAAGATGTAGCCACTACTATTAGTTTCTGCTTTAGCGCAGTATAAGAGTAGGGTTGTTGTTGTATTGTAATTGCCATTATGCAGGTTTAATATTAGTTAATTTTCTCGTTTGATTTAAGATATAAATGTTAACAGCCTCACCCATTGCAGCGTTAAGCTGTGGGCCATATTCAGGTAATGTCTCTAAGTAGGCATCTCTCCAATAATATAGGGGAGCAATACCTTTTTTCTCTATGCTCTTAGCCATTGCATTAGCTACCATCCTGCGCTGATCCTCATCTTTGTTTACTGCGCTCTTAGCAAACTTAGTCATTTTGCCAGTGTCTCCCATTGCACGTAATCTAATCTTCTTTAGATTCATCCAAGTAAGTATAGCCTCTACCGGAGGCTTAGCTGCACTTGCTGCGAAGCGTGTATCTATTCCTTTGTAGTTACTCTCCTTACCCTGCCTACCATACTCTACCCACTTGCCATAATCAGCTGATGAGTTGAATGAGATAGATGGAGTAGTACCGGTAACATCCATATCATAATATAGCGAAGCTGCGAGTGTACCTGTAGTATTAGCTTTGCGCTTCTTTCCGTATCTCGTTTGCTGGATACGAATATTTGAGCGTGCCCGATCAGTAACGGTCTCACCGAAATCTAAGAGCACATCATACAGTGCTCCTTGTTCAAACAGCTCAGCTAATATGCTCATAGTTATTCGCTCTGTTCGTTAGGCATCGTTTCCTCTGAGACTACAGGAGATTCGTCAAACCAATACCACCCATCTATTGGGTATGTGTGTTCATCTTTATTCTCTCTTGTTAACTCATAGTCTGCCGAATACACAAAGTTAGGAGCAAACATCCATTCTGCTACTTCATTTTGTTTGTAAAATCCTGATGTATTTTCCATATTATCCTATTATAGCCCAACCTTTTGATGTTATTATTAATCTATTTGCAGCAGTAAGGCCTGCTGTTCCCGTTGCTGTTGTTATATTAATTGTTTTAGATGTAACTGCTGGTTGTGCAGCCATATCATTAAACAACTGTATTAAGTTAGCTGTAGACATATTAGTATGAGAAACATTTATTTGTGGAGATGATCCTGTCCATTGACCTGCTGACGTGTTTAATAATCTTACTGATTGAACATCTGTTCTTTGTGTAGATCCTTGACCATTAATTTGAAGATCTATTAGAGGGCATGAAAATGATATTGATAATAATCTAGAAAATGTATTACCCAATGCACTAACCAATGGTGTAGCAGTTAACGATCCTAACTTATCAAAATTATTTATAGTAGATAAATTAGCGCAGAATTGAAACATATACTGTATGGATGTCAATAAAGACATCTGATTTGTGGGGAATGTTATTGATTTCAAACTATTACAATTTTGAAACGCATACGCAAATATAGTAGCTGCAGAAGATACAGTTGCTGGTAAAACAATAGTTTGTATTTTTCTGCAAGAATTAAACATATTAGTAAAACTAGTACAAGCAGACATACTAGTAGGTAAGGTAACAGATATTAGAGAAGAGCATGCGCTAAACATTGAGTCAACAATTGTTACAGCGTTCATAGTTGAAGGAAATGTTACAGCTTCTAAATTAACACAGTTATTGAAGCATTGTGATAAAGTTGTTACAGCGTTCATACTCGTGGGCATGTTTATCGTTTTCAATAAAGTACACTGTAAAAAAGTATTATTTAAATTAGTTAAACTATTTTGAACACCTGGAGACCAATTTAATGTCTTTAAAGAAGTACAAGATTGAAATGTAGCAGCTAAAGTAGTAAACAGATATGATGAGTTTATAGTTATACTTTCTAATGATCTACAATTTTGAAATGCTCCCGAAAAATTTACACCAGAAGAAGAAACATTAGAAGGTAAAGTAACATCAGTAAGATTTACACACCCCGCAAACATACTTGACATGTTAGTGCAAAAAGGCATATCCGACTGAAAAACAACTCTTTTTAAATTTGTACAACTACCAAACAAAGAACTCACAGTAGTTGCACTAAAATTTAAAGGCAAAACAATAGATTTTAAATTAGTACAGTTTGAAAAAGCAGTACTAAAAGTATATCTAGCATTTGAAGAACATGATGATGGAAAATATACGTTTTGAAGATTAGGGCAGCCAGTTATTCCCGATGAAAAATTGACTGTTGTAGCACTTGCAAATGTTGGTAAACTTGTAAACCTAACCCATTCTATTGAAGTGCAATTATTAATGAAACTACTAAAATTTGTACAAGTATTAACAGATGGAACTGTTACATTTTTTAAAGCATAGCAACTAGCAAAAACATTGGATAAATTAGTACAGCTATTAAGTGAAGTAGGAAAATTAACAGATGTTAAAAAATAACAGTTAAAAAATGTCTGATTAAGAGAACTTATATTTATTGCATTTGAAGGTATTACAACAGAACGTAAAGCATAACAGTTCATAAACGTCTGAGCAAATCCCGTTAAATTAGCAGCCGATGTAGGCATTACAACAACAGCAAGATTGAAACATTCTTGAAAAGTATATGACATGTCAGTCCATGTAATAACAGAAGGTAGTTTTGCATATTCTAAATAACTATAACTGCCTAAACCATTGCTGAAGCTATAGTAAGTTGCCATGCTTACTGTTTGAGTACCATCTCCATAATACATCTCTAAAACATAACAGGTAGTATATACATTACTACTATTAAGAGAAACTCGTACTGGAAGTATTCTACAGGCTGCCAATACTGAAACACCTGTACCTGTAAAGTATATTCTAATTTTAAATGTTGTGTACCCTAAAGAGCAGGGAGTTCCTGTACCTGGAGTATAAACATGTGTTGTATCAGTCTGAGTTGCTGCAATAGTAAGAGTATCTGTTGTACCATCTCCCCAATCAATAATTAAATTTTGAGATCCCGATGTTCTACTAAACTGCGTTCTGATAGTACATGAAGCATCATTTATATCAGACATTAAAAATTGAACCTCGTTTGCAGCATCTGTAATTACAGGCCAATCAGCAGGTCTTACATAAGGTGTAGGCTGAACTGTTCTACTAAAAAAATTCTGTACTGGTAAATTAAATGCCATAGTTATACTGTTGGAAATATAGTTACTTCTCCTGTTATATTAGTTTGCGGTGGAAACAAAGAATAAAATGTACAACTTCCTGCTGTTACGTCAACTTGTGGTAACATACCGCAGGTAGTAACCTCTGAATAACTAGCATTACCTGGAGTAAAATCTACTCGGGTATTAGTTGTTATATTAACATTTGAAAATGTATATGTATAATATCCACTTACTAAAACCCAGCTTGCAGCTGTTAGTGTCTGAGCTGTTAATTTATATATTGTACCTCCACCTCCGCCACCACCCGAATACTGCGGAATGTTTAATGTAGCACCTACCAAAGTAGCTGCGCCACTTGTTCCTGTTGTAGTTAAAGTGAGCGTGTCTTGCTTAGCGTTTAATGCTGTTTGCGTTGCAGTTGAGATAGGCTTGTTAAGATCGCTTGTGTTGTCTACATTGGCCAAACCTACTGCTGTTTTGTCTAATGTTTGAAACGTCTTATCGCCTCTGTAATAATCGCCTGTTGTTCCTGCCGTAATCGTTGGCTCTACTGCTATATTACCACTACCCAAAAGAGTAGTGCTATTGACAGTCTTTATATTAGTATTGCTAACGAGTAGATCTTGCTTTCCATTAAACGTAGTCCAATCCGCAGAACTTAATGCGCCTCTATTCGCTGCGCTTGCTGTTGGAAGGTTAAACGTATGCGTACTTGTCGCAGATGAGATACCGAAGTCAGTGCCACTCGTTCCAGTTGCGAAGTTCTGCACCTGTGCAGTTAAGCCATTCAATGCAGTTAAGCCTGTTGAGAAGGTAGTTATTACTTCACACAGGTGACTGTTTTCGGTGTGGAGTGTAATCGTTCTGCCCGAGTGCGTAACGTATATTCTAACCGCTAATCTATCAGTAGCCGCTAACGTAGTTTGAGGTATAGCTAACGCACTAACATAAAGGTCTATTGCCGTTCCGTTGGTGATGCCTTCGGGAGTAGCTGAATTAGACGCTATCAAAGATAAGGTTGCTCCATCCCATTTATACAATTCAATATAAAATGAAGGAGTGCCACCGCTACTTGATGCGCTGAAATATGTTTCAAAGTTCCAATTTCCTCCAGGTATCTCTAATAGATTTGGAACATTCGCATCTGTGATAAAAGATTGAATGTAACCGTCTGCTGCTATTGTGAAATCTGTTCCTGCACCTAAGACAGGAGTTCTGTCCATTTCCTTAAATGCTACACCTCCAAATGTACCTTGCGCTACTGATCCGTTGAGGTAAAATGTTAAAGAAGAACCACCGCCTGATGAAGCAGGGAAGTTAGCCAAGCTACCATCACCTCTCACATATTGTGATACAGTACCTGCTCCTGTAACCGCTATATCTCCACTACTTGTAAT